GAGACAGGTTTATTGACACGATGATATGTAATTACGTATCAAGCAAAGGCATTCAATTGGATTTGCTAACTTTACAAGGATTCAGAACTCAAGCTTTAACAGATGAAGCAATGAAATCCATAGAGAAGCATTTGGATGACATTGAGAGTCTGCTAGAGTCTGTAGAGGTAATTGATTCAGTATACAATGCTACTGGTATTTACAAATACTGTAGAGATTATGCTGATAAGAATGGAAAGCACATTTATGAAAAGAGAGAGTTTATCAAAAAGAAAGCAGACGGAACTATAGAAAAAGAAATAGTAAAAGTCTACTCTCATTATGTTCCAAACGATCAAAATTCAATCACTATCGTTGTTGTTGACCACTTAAGTTTATTGGTGCCTGAGAAAGATAAAGTAACGGGAGTTATGATGTCTCAGCATCAAACAATGGCTAAGTGGAGCACTGATTACTCATTAAAACAATTAACAAAACATTGGAATTGGGCAGTTGTAAACGTAATACAGCAAGAACAATCCGGTGAAAAAGAACAATTTACTAACAAAGGCGATAGTATCGTTAAAAAAACAGAGCCTGCATTAAGTAATTTCGCAAATAATAAAGAAATTCAACGTGATGCTAAGATTGTTATTGGAGTTTATTCTCCAGACAGATATGGCTTTGAAGATTATCATGATTACGATATTAAAAGATTTAGAGATTCATTTAGAGCAATTAAAATTCTAAAAAATAGATTTGGCCCGCCTAACAAGTATATACATTTCTTGTTTGATGGTGCGTCAAATAGATTCGCAGAATTGCCTGCTCCTAATGAGTCAGCTAAACTTGTAAAGTATTATGATAAAGCTGATAGGCTTTTAGGCAGAGTTGGAACTCCTATTAAGAAAAAGCCAAGTACAGGATTTGGAAGTTAAACATTATGGAGAATAATTTTTCTAAAATAAGTTTGAAAGCAAGAGCTGAATTTATTGAATTCAAAGATTTTAAGTTAGGAACTGAAGGAAGTTCAAAAAGAATAAAAATAGACTCTATAGATGAATATTACATATCATCAAGTGGAATACTAATGGTTATTTGTTCTGGAAAGAAAATACAATTTGAATACAAAAAAAGTTCAGACACTATTAAGCTTTTAGCAAAGTTAGATTCTCTATTCAATATTAGAAGTCTATGAAGTTATATTGTTTTATGGTAATGAACGGATTTGACAAGACTCCTACTATGTATGTGGTAGGAGAGAAACATCTTAAAAAGTTCGAAAAAAAGAAATTGAAATCATTAAAAAAAAAAAAAAAATGAGTGAAAAGTCACACGTAGGTATGGGATTTAATGTATGCCCAGTTACAGGAGAAGAGCACAGCGAGTCTGTAGTCATTGACAAGAAAATGAGAGAATCTTTAGATCTTAAAAACTTCTTAGGATACGCTTATAGCCCTGAAGTTGCTGCAAAGCTAGCTGAAGGTTATATTTATCTTATTGAAGTTAAAAATCAAGGAAATGAAGCAAAAATGGCAATGAAAGATGCAGACAGAACGGGAGTTAACGTTTGCATAAAAAGAGATCTTGCGCAACAAATGTTTGATATCCCAGAAGTTGCTGATATGCAATTTGTATCGTCAGAAGTTATTGAGTTTTTACAAAACTTAAAAAACAGATCAGATCTTGAAAGAGGAACTGAAGAGCAAGAGGTTTAATTCAGAAAAGCTTAAATGGTCATTAGTCCATTTTAAGTCTATTGAATGTTTCGTTGAAGTTCTAATGTTTGGAGCTAAAAAATATGCTCCTGACAATTGGAAAATTGGGTTAGACTTAAAAGAAATTGAAGAAAGCATGCAAAGGCATTTAGCTTCTTTAATTGATGGAGAAGTTCGTGACAAAGAAACAGGTTTACTTCATGTCGGACACATTATGTGTAACTGCATGTTTTGGGTTTATCATTATTCAAAAAAAGAAAACAATGTTTAATAAAAGAAAAGAAAAGCATTTAGCTTACATTGAAGTAGGCCCATTAACAAGAGCTACTGTGGGAACATGGTTCTTGTGCGTTAAAGATGTAATAATGAGTGGAACTAATGATGTAGCTTATACTAAAGGAAAAGAATATTTGTCTGAAATAGATGGAAACTTGACTGATAATAAACTATCAGCTAGCCATGGAGCTCCAAATGATTTTCTTAGAGAATATTTTAAAGTTAAAAGTAAATACATAAAAAAAGAAGAATAATGATCAAATTCCTAAGAAACCTATTTAGAGTAGGACCGGACAAATTACAAGCAAAGTCTGAAAAGGCTTTAGACTTGTTTAGCCAGGCTATAGTGTCACTTAAGCAAGTTAATGAAGAATCTGGAAGAGAAAGAGCTAGACTTTCTCAAGAAATATTAATTCTAAACGAGAATGTAGCAAGCTTATCATCAATAAGCATTAACAATGAAAAAGTAATTAAGAACATTGAAAAAATTCTTAATTAATGACTACAGAGTTAGTAACAAAAAGTGTAGGAATTAATTCTTACGAGAACCTTGATGGTCTCGAAATAGTGTCAGCAGTAGCAAGACACGGAAAGGTTAAAGAAGACAATGGCAAGTTAATTAAGTTTCTTATGAAGCATAAACACTGGTCGCCATTGCAGCACATATTTTTTGGATTCAAAGTGACTACAAGTAGAGCAATTTCTGCTCAAATCTTTAGGCACAGATCTCTTAATTTTCAAGAAACATCTCAACGTTACGAAGAGATTCCTGGATATGAGACAATTGAATTAAGAATGGAGCATCCAACTAATAGACAAAGTAGTACAGATGTGTTTGATCCTAGAGTCACATTAAGTGATGGAGAAGGAGCTGAATGGGACGAGACTGCATCTGATGCAATCGCTTCTTACTTGGCCCAGGGTCAAAAGATATATGCTGGATTGATTGCAGCAGGTGTTTCAAAAGAATGCGCTCGTTTCATTCTACCTATGGCTAGTACAACTACTATTCATATTAGCGGAACTTTAAGAGACCTACTAGGATTTATTAACGTAAGAGCAGATTCTCATACGCAAAAAGAAGCTAGAGACATAGCAATAGCTATTGGTAGAGAAATAGAGAGAGAACTTCCATCTTTATTTAACGAAATTAACTGGGAAGAAGGAATGTTTATGTAATCTAAAAAAAAGAAAACAAAATGGATTCAATTGCAAAAAAGAAAGGTATGGCAGAACCTAAACCAAATTTTAGTCACGAAGAAGGAGACGTTACATTAGCAATAGGAGTGCCTAACTTAATTCCAACATTGACAGCTAAACTTAAAAAGTTTTCTGAAAATGATAAAATTAATTCTCCTTCAAAAGTTGTAGATTATTTCTATAACAACATGTCTAAATTGGAATTAGCTTTTATGGCTATGCATTCTTTAGGTCAAACAAACGGAAACGAAGAAGAAGAAGCTCAAGAAGGAATTTAATTAAAACAAAAAAGTAAAGTATGTTATTACCTAAGAAGAAAAGCCCTCCAACTAAAAAAGATCCAAAAAGATTATTATTGTTTGGCCCACCAAAAGTTGGAAAAACAACAATAGTATCTGCGTTGGAAGATTGTTTAATTGTAGATCTTGAAGAAGGTTCTGATTATGTAGAAGCAGCAGTAGTTAAAGTCAACAGCATGGCTGACTTTGCCACGCTGATAAAAGCATTAAAAACTGACAAAGAAGAGAATAAGAGAAAGCCTTACAAGCATATTGTAATAGACACTCTTACTGCTCTTGAGGAATTAAGTATTGCATTAGCTGTTAAAGAGTACAAAGCTTCACCAGTTGGAGCCAATTACAGTGGTAATGACGTAAGAACACTTCCTAATGGCGCAGGATATGCTTGGACTAGACCTGCATTTATGAGAATGCTTAAGTCTTTTGAGCCATTTTGTGAAACCTTGATTATGATAGGCCACATTAAGGAAAAAGATTTGGTTAAAAATGGTGAGACCCTTACAGAGAAATCTATTAACCTTACAGGTAAGACTAAAGACATTTTATGCGCTTGGTCTGATAGTATTGGTTTAGTCTACAGAGAAGACAACAAGACAATGCTTGATTTCATGCCGTCTGAAAGTCTAATTGTAGGCAGTAGACAGGTTCATTTAAGAGGAGCCAAAGTTGTTATCGCAACAAGTGATGACAAGAATGAATTAACAGTCGATTGGTCAACAGTATTTGTTGAAGATCCAAGAGAAGAAGTTGCAGAGTAATTAAATTAAAAATTAAAATAAAAACAAACAGGTTATGAACATAAACATTGTATTCGGAACGATTAAAAAGGCAGGTAGAGACAATTCGTCACATGAGAAATATACTGACAAAGCTGTAATTACAGTTGAAGGTGTAAAGGGAGATAATAAATCAAGAAGAGTATTGTTTAATGCCACTGCAATGGAGTTATTGAAGATTCCTGCAGGAGCGCAACAAAGTATAATCTTTGGATTCGTTGAAGCTGACGAAGTTGGTGAAAGAAGATTGATGGTTGCTAATGCAGATTTACTTCCTGGGAAGGAAAGTACTGTAGTTTACAGCACATCTAAAAACAAAGTTTCTTTTGAAGAAACTAAAGAGAAAGGGAAAGCAATTTCTAATTCTTCTCTTCACAAAGAAATCAATGGTTTCTTAGAAATTAATGAGAACATTTCTCATGAATATGAGCTTACATTTTTTGGAGAAAGTGCAGGATTAGATCTTTACGAACTTGGTAAAATCAAGACAGATGAAGATGGTAAGTCTATTAATGACCTACAAGTTAATCCTTTATCTTACACGGGATACCAAGCTCAAGATTTAAAAGACGCTGCATTAGACAATGATCTTTCAGATTTAAGTGTTGAAGCAATTGATGTTGATGATGAAATTGAAACAACAGAAATAGAAGAAGTTGTTTCTGAAGAAGATAACGAATTTGCTGTAGCAGCAGCAGATGAGGATTTCATCTAATAAGTAGTAAGGTAAAAGCAAAATAAAATAATTAAGTCACATTAAAACAAAAACAATTATGTCAGCATTCGGAAAAAGTATTGAAGTAAAAGAAGGTGGAGCAAGAGTATATTACACAGGAGTTAACAACTTCGACGTAGTAGCAGTAAATCCTACACAGGAAGAGCTTTCTGTAATTTACGGAAGAACTATTGATTATGAATTGGAATATACCGGAACAACCAGTGTAAGTGACGCTGCCGGAGAAAGAGAAGTGAAGCAAGTAAGAG